CGGGCATCGGGACCGAGGCCGTCCCCGCGGGTACCGGCTATGTCGGCGAGTTCCGCAAGGCCGGCCTGTGGGACCGCGAGCAGGCGTCCATCACCATCTCGGACTCCCACGCCAACTTCTTCATCCGCAACATGGTCGCGATCCTCGCCGAGATGCGGGCCGCGTTCGGTGTCATCCAGCCGAACGCGTTCGTCGAGATCGACCTGACCGCCTGATCGGAGGCTGCGACATGGCGTACCTGAACCAGGACGCAGGCAAGGCCCGTGAGGGCAAGCAGGCCGCAGCTGTGACGGCGCTCACCAACGCCAACGGTACGGCCGACGGCACGATCGCGGACGTCGGCGCGTCCTTCAACCAGGCGACGCTGAACAACAACTTCCGCGACCTGTCCGACAAGGTCAACGCGATCATCACGGCCCTGAAGAACGCCGGGCTGATGGCGTGATGCTGGTCAACTCACGGACGGTCCGAGGCCGCTGCCCGATGTGCGGCGCCGCTCACGCCGCATGTGGCACGGCCTCGGACTCCACTCCCGTCGACGAACGAATCGAGGAGGTGGCCGCCGTGGGCGGACCGCTGAAGAAGTACGAGGTCACTACGCCGTCCGGCGTGAAGACCACGATGAAGCTGAATGAGGACGACGCCCGAAGGCTCGGCGTCCTCGACGCCCCCGAGCAGGAGGGCGAGACGCAGGCCCCGGACCAGCCGGCCGAGACCGAGACGCCGTCGAAGTCCCGCTCACCCCGCAACAAGGCCCGCACCGCTTCGTCCGACAAGGGCGATGGCTGAGCCTCTGGCCGACCCGGCAGAACTGGCCACCTCACTCGGGGTCGCGGCGGACGACCCCAAGCTGCTGTGGGCCCTGAATGCCGCTTCCCGGCGGTTCCGCGGCGCCGTTCGGCATTCGGTGTCTCTCGTCGAGGGCGACGCGTTCGTCCTTGACGCCAATGGGCAGAAGTCGGTCCTGCTGCCGGCGGCCCCGGTCATCGCGGTGTCGTCGGTCGAGTTGGATGGCGAGGTGCTCGTCGACGGCACTGACTTCGAGTGGTCGACGGACGGCTATCTGCGGCGCCTGGGCGGCTGCTGGCCGGACCGGCTGCGCTGCATCGAGGGCGTCTACGATCACGGCTTTGACCCGGTGCCGGAGGACATTCAGGAAGTCGTCATCGACCAGGCGCGGGCCATGTACCGGATCGACCCCGGGGTGCAGTCGAAGACGGTCGGCGGGCAGTCGGTCACCTTTGGCACGCAGGCCGCGATCGGCGTCACCGCCCAGTGGGTGACGGCGGTTGAGCGGTACCAGCTCAATCGGGGTGACCGGCCTTGATGTTCAACCAGAGCGCCGTCCGTGTCCGGGCTGCCACCAAGGTCGACCGGGGCGGCAACACCGTGCCGGACTGGTCGGCGGGCGCGGTCGACCGGCTCACCGTGGCTGGCCTGAACATTCAGCCCAACAGCCAGTCGGAGGACGCCGATGAGCAGCGCGACGCGGTCGTCACCGGGTATCGGGTGCAGTCCGCTGAGGGCACGGCACCCGACATCACGGCCGTCGACCGCATCGAGTGGCGTGGCCAGTTGTACGAGGTGGACGGTGAAGTCGCCGCGTGGCCGGAGTTGTTCACCGATACGACGCATCACATCGAGTTCGTGATGGTGCGCGCCACGGGATAGGAGGGCCGCGATGCTGGAGCGCTTCGAGCTGGACAGCCGGGGCGTGCGGGAGATCCTGCGCGGCGAGGAAGTCCGCACTCTCATCGACGGCCTTGCCGGCGAGGTCGCGGCGAACGTGCGGGCGCTGGTGCCGGCGGGCACGCAGATCGAGGTTCGCGGCTACACCACGGACCGTGGAGCGGCGACGGTGGTGGTGGCGGATCCGCAGGCGATGGGCTGGCAGGCCCGGGACGGGATCCTCACGCGGGCGGCCGGTTCGGCCGGTCTTGAAGTGAAGGCGTGGCAGCGGTGAAGCCGCTTGTCATCTTCGGGGATGTGCAGTCCTCGGGGGCGGACGTGCTGCGGACGGCTCTGTCTGGGCGGGCGGAGCCGTTCGCGGCCGATGCCACGGTCGGCACGAAAGTGCCGACGATCCGTTCCCCGGAGGACCCGCTGCTGCCGTTCGTGCTGGTCCGCAAGGACGGCGATTTGCCACACCCGAGCATGGCGAACTCCCGGTGCACGCTGCGGTGCACGGTGTGGCACGTCGGACCGGACGAGGCCCACGACCTGGCGATGCTCTGCCAGGGCCTGCTGCTGGTGCATTCAGGCGACGTCATTCGTGGCTGCCGTCCCGCGACGGGACCCCTGCCGGCGACCGACCCGGACAGCGGCATCGACCTGTCGACTTTCACTGTGCTCGCCAACGTGAAGCCGCAGCCGATCACAGCGTGACCTGCTCTCCCCGAACCGCGACTTACCCCTGTATCGAGATGAGGAGGACGCCGTGGCCGGCGACCCGCTGAAGGCAAATCTGTGGACGGACGCGGACGTCTACATCTCCACCAACCTGTCCGCGACGCTGCCCGCCAATGCCGAGACGGCATTCGGCGGGGACTGGGATCTCGTCGGTCTCCTCGACGGCGACGAGGGCTTCCCCGAGTCCCGGGACGAGGACACCGACGACAAGTTCGCGTGGGGCGGCATCCTCGTCAGGACGAGCCGCAACCACTTCAAGCTGACCAAGTCCTTCACCGCGCTGGAGGACAACGAGACCACCTACAGCCTGCTGTGGCCCGGCTCGTCCGCCACGCAAATCAAGGTTCCCCGACCGGCGAAGGTTCTCGTCGCCTTCGAGACCCGCGAGGGCGACAAGGTCCGCCGGCTGATCACCGCGAACTATGCGGAGATCTCCCTGGACGGTGACCACGGGGAGAACGAGACCGACCTGGAGTCGATGACGTTCACCGCCACGATCTACCCGACCGGTGCGGGTGTGCTGTTCACCCGGCAGACCACGCCGATCCTGACGAGCCTGACCGTGGCGCCGTCGACCCTGACGATCGCCGACGGTGAGATCGGCGCTCTGACGGCGACGGCTACCTACGACGACGCGTCCACCGCAGATGTCACGGCCACAGCGTCCTGGGTGTCCTCGGCCCCGGCCGATGCCACTGTCAGCGCGGGCTTCGTCACCGGCGTCGACCCCGGATCGGCGACCATCACGGCCACCTACGAGGGCCAGTCGGACACCTGCGCCGTCACGGTCACGGCCTGACAGACCACCGGGGCGCGGAGGTTCGTCGCGGTTCGGCCGCGCCCCGGTGCTACCTCTCCCGAACCGCGAGGAGCCGCGACATGCAGGTCCAGTTCACTGACGAGCAGATCGCCGAGAAGGCCGTGCAACTCGGCGTCATCGAGCAAGGCGAGAGCCTGCCCCGAAACCTGCGCAGTCGCATTCTGGCCGCGCTCATCCAGGAGCAGGCGCCGCGCTTCAGCGATCCGGAAGCGCCACCTATCGCCGACAGTATCCGCGTCCAGCCGCGCGGATCCATCGAGGTCGACGGACGGCCGTTCCCCTGGCTGGTCCAGGCCGACCGCATCGAAGTCGTTCTGGAGCCGGACGGATCCGGCATGGTCCGCCTGACCCTTCCCGCCCGAAGCATCGAGATCGTCAAGCCCGACACTGAGAGCGAGTAACCGCGATGAGCACCACCCGAACCGCGAACAAGGCACCCGACAACCAGCCATTCGACTTCAACCTCGACGCCGTCAAGGCCGAGGTCGACCTCACCCCGTGGCGCGTCAACTGGAACGGCCGGCGCTGGGAGTTCGCCCACATGGAAGACCTCGACGTGTGGGGCCTGATGGAAGCCGCCGAGGGCGGTGACATCGCCGCCACCATCGGCGTGTTCAAGGCATCACTGGGCGAGAAGGACTGGGAAGAGTTCCGGAAGATCCGACTTCCGCAGTACAAGCTGAAGGCCCTGTTCGACGCCTACCGCAAGCACTGCGGCGTGGCCGAGGGGGAATCGGAGGCCTCGTCCGGCTCCTGAGGGAGCACGGCGAGGCAGTCGAGGCAGACCTCCGCCAGCACTACGGAATCCGGCTCAGCGATCTATTCCGTGGCCGGCTCACGTGGCGGGAGCTCGGCGTACTGATCCGGCAGCTCCCGCCGGACGCACGCACCCGGCGCGCCCTCGGCGACGAGGACAGCGTATGGGGGCTGCAGGAGCACCTGACCGCAGTCGTCATCGACGAACTACGGTCCGCGAACTGGCAGCGCGCCAACGAGGGCGCGGAGAGGCCGAAGCCGCACCCCAAGCCGTTCCCCCGTCCTGGCGTGGGCGGCAGGGCGAAGCGGACGGACAAGAACAGTCCAGAGCGGCAGGAGGCGCGGCAGAGGGCGCTGCGCCGCGCGGCGGAACGCAAACGGGCTCTGGCTGCTGGAGAGATCACCTGACGGGAGGTGCCCATGCCGTCCGTCGGCTACGCAACCCTGCAGATCATTCCGTCTGTCCGGGGAATCTCGGATGAGATCCGCCGCCAGCTCTCCGGCCCCGCTGCGGACGCCGGTGACCGGGCGGGCCAGGACGCGGGCGGCAGGTTCAGCGAGAAGTGGAAGCAAGGTCTGGCCGCTGCTGGCGCTGCTGCCGGGGCGATCCTCGTCGCGGCCACAGTGTCGGCGGTGGAGAAGGAGCGGATGGCCGACCGGCTGTCCGCGCAGCTCGGCCTGTCCGGGAAGGGCGCCAAGCAGGCTGGCAAGGTAGCGGGAAACCTGTACTCGCGGGCGGTCGTCGACTCCTTCGAAGACGGCGCCGCCGCGGTTCGCGCGGTGATGGGCTCGGGCCTGATCGACGAGAAGGCCACGACCCGCAGCATTGAGGCGATCACCGCCAAGGTCGCCGATCTCGCGTCGACGTTCGAGCAGGATCTGGTCGGCACCACCAACGCTGCCACCCAGCTGATCCGCACCGGGCTCGCGAAGGACGGGCCCGCTGCGCTGGACCTGCTCACGAAGGGCCTGCAGTCGTCTGCCGACAAGGCAGGCGACTTCATGGACACGATCAACGAGTACTCCACCCAGTTCCGTAAGGCGGGCCTGGACGGGGCGACCGCTGTCGGCCTGCTGAACCAGGCGATCCGCGCTGGTGCCCGCGACTCGGATGTGGCGGCGGATGCCATCAAGGAGTTCAGCATCCGTGCGGTCGACGGGTCGGACTCCACATCTGCCGGCTTCAAGGCACTCAGCTTGAACGCTGACGACATGGCCTCGAAGTTCGCCAAGGGAGGCAAGGCGGCGAACGGCGTCCTCGACCTCACCCTGGACAAGCTCCGCAACGTCAAGGACCCCGTGAAGCAGTCCCAGATCGCGGTGCAGCTCTTCGGCACGCAGGCCGAGGATCTCGGCGCCGCGCTGTTCGCCATGGACCCCTCCTCGGCGGCCGACGGGCTGGGCAAGCTGGGTGGTGCCGCGAAGAGGGTCGGGGACACGATCCGCGGCAACACATCCACCGAACTGAAGATCCTGCAACGACAGTTGATGGGCGCTCTCGGCACGGTCGTGCAGTCCGTGATCATTCCCGCGCTGCACGGACTCGTCGACGCTGTGCGCTGGGTGGGTGAGGCTGCGTCGGCGACCCGCCACTGGTTCCAGCAGTGGGGCGCCTGGCTGCTGCCTGTCATCACCCTCGTCGGCGGCCTGGCCATCGCCCTGAACGCGCAGGCCATCGCCACGGCGTTCGTGACGGCGGTGTTCTCGGCGTACCGTGCGGCGATCCTGGTCGGCACCGCCGTGACGCAGGGGTTCGCCGCCGCGCAGGCGCTCCTCAACTCGGTGATGGCCCTCAACCCGTTCGTCCTGGTCGCGATCGCCTTGGTCGCGCTGGGTGTGGCGCTGGTCGTCGCGTACAAGAAGTCGGAGACCTTCCGCAACATCGTGCAGGCTGCCTTCAAGGCGATCTCGGTCGCGGCCCTGTGGGTCTGGAACTCCGTGCTGAAGCCGGTGATCGGCTTCATCGTGAAGGCGTTCCAGTGGTGGTGGACCGCCGCCAAGATTTATTTCACCGCCGTGGGCGTGATCTTTTACTCGCTCGGTGCGGTCGCGGTCTGGCTGTGGAAGTCGGTCATCTCGCCCGTGATCGGGTGGATCGTCGCCGGATTCAAGCTGTGGTGGGCGGGGGTGAAGCTGTACTTCTCCCTGGTCATGTCCGGCTTCCGGGCGGTCGGCTCCGCCGCGATGTGGCTGTGGCGCGTCGCCATCAAGCCCGTCTTCAACTTCATTGTGGGCGCAGCCAAGCTGTGGTGGACCGGCGTGAAGCTGTACTTCGGGCTGGTCAAGAGCGGCCTCGTGACGGTGGGCGGCTGGTTCAAGTGGCTGTGGGACAAGGGCGTGAAGCCCGCGTTCAACGGCATCAAGTCGACCATCTCAACGGTCTACGAGGTCGGCATCCGGCCTGTCTTCGACAAGCTGAAGGCCGCCACTGGCAGGGTCAAGGACGCCTTCGAGGCCGCCCGCAAGGGCATCAAGATCGCATGGGACAAGGTCAAGGGCATCGCCAAGACCCCCGTGAAGTTCATCATCGACACTGTCTACAACGGCGGGATCGTCAAGGTGTGGAACAAGGTCGCCTCCGCATTCGGCGCCCCCACCCTCGACCCCGTCAAGGGCTTCGCCACCGGCGGCGTCCTGCCGGGCTACACCCCGGGCCGGGATGTGCACCTCGCGGCCCTGTCGGGCGGCGAGGCTGTCATGCGCCCGGAGTGGACGCGGGCGGTCGGCCCCGGCTACGTCCACGCGATGAACGCGGCTGCACGCGGCGGAGGTGTCCGCGGCGTGCAGCGCGCCCTCGGCCTGCCCGGATTCGCTGACGGCGGCATCTTCGGCTGGGTGAAGGGCGCCGCCGCCAAGGGCGTGGACCTGGCGGCGTCCGGTGTGTCGTGGCTGAAGGACGGGCTCAAGGAGTCCGCTCTCGCCGGAATGAACAAGCTCGTCAAGCCGCTGATCGACAAGATCGCCGGTTCGGCATCCCTGTACAAGGCCATGGTCACCCGCGTCCCGAAGCGGATGCTTAACGCGATCTTCGACTTCTCGGAGACGGCCGACAAGAAGCTGGCGTCCGCGGGCATCGGCGGCAAGGGCTTCAAGTCCGCGCTGTCCTTCGCCAAGTCGCAGGCAGGCAAGCCCTACATCTGGGGCGGAGTCGGCCCCAAGGGCTACGACTGCTCCGGCTTCATGAGCGCGATCGAGAACATCATCCGCGGCGTGAAGCCCTACTCACGCCGCTGGGCCACCGGCGCCTTCTCCGGCGCCACCGCCCCGGCCGGCTGGGTCCGCGGGGCCCGCTCCCCCTTCATGGTCGGCATCACCAACGCCGGCGTCGGCCACACCGCGGGCACCCTGAACGGCACCAACGTGGAGTCCCGCGGCGGCGACGGTGTCGTCGTCGGCTCCCGGGCGCGCGGCTACAGCGACAGCCTGTTCACCGACTGGTACGGCCTCAAGGGCTACTCCAAGGGCACCCGCGGGGCCACACCCGGATGGGCGTGGGTCGGTGAACTCGGGCCCGAACTCGTGCGCTTCGGCGGCGGCGAGGAGGTGCTGAACCACCGCGACTCGCTGCGGTTCGCCGCCACCATGGGCGCCCTGCCCGGCTACGCCAAGGGCACCGCAGCGGTTCGCGCCTCGGCCCGCAAGGACATTCCCAGCGACCTCAAGGCGTTCACCAAGTCCCTCACCGGGGCGGCCAGCGACATCTCCAAGGCCGCCAAGGAGTTGGCCAAGGATCTGAAGAACGTGGGCGGGGCAGGAAGGGCGCTGTCCGCGTCCACCCTGAAAGCGTCCACGAAGCTGCAGGACCTGGCGCGGCAGCGCGACAGCGTGGACGCCCGCCTGGAAGCCGCGAAGACCGCGGTGTCCGATCAGAAGCAGGTGGCCGCCGACTTCTTCGGCCTGTCCAACCTGAACGGCGCCACCTCGGTCGGCGATCTCATCGCCCAGATGCGGAACCGGCATGGCACGATCAAGAACTTCCAGTCGATCGTGTCGTCCCTGGCGAAGAAGGGCCTCGACCAGTCCCTCATTCGGCAGCTGGTGGCCCAAGGGCCCGAAAGCGCCTTGGCCGGGCTGCTCGCCGGCGCCACCGGCAGCCAGATCACGCAGCTGAACTCCCTCGCCAAGTCAGGGTCCAGTCTGTCGACGAGCTTCGGCCGCACGATGGCCGACTCGATGTACGACGCCGGGAAGAACGCCTCTCGCGGCTTCCTGACCGGGCTGCAGTCGCAGGAGAAGGAACTGCAGGCGGCGATGAACAAGCTGGCCGCGGGTCTGGTGAAGGCGATCCAGACCAAGCTGAAGATCAAGAGCCCTTCGAGGGTGACGACGTGGCTCGGCCGCATGACTGGCACCGGCGTGCGGATCGGTCTGGACTCCACCGCAGCCGAGGTCGCCGCCAGTGCGGCACGGGTCTCCGAGGCGGCCACCCCGTCGCTGCCGTCCGTGTCCGGCGCGATAGCAGCCGGGACGGGCCTGCTGCGCCCGGGGCAGAAGCTCAGGCTGTCCATCCGCGACCGGGAGTTCGACGCCTTCCTTGAGGAGGTCGCAGACGACCGGGTCGCGGTCGGTCTCACCGAAGCCCGCCGCTCCTTCACCCGCCGATAGGAGACCAGCCATGCCGATGATCGTCGACCCGTCGGCGCCGCCGGTCACCATGCCCACGCCTGCGGTCAGCGCCGACGGATGGCTGACCGCCACCCTCGACACCACCTACGCTGGCGTCGTCCTCGATGTCGACTACACCGCTGGCACACCCCTTGCGGATGCCGCCGACGTCCGCAAGGTCCGTATCAGCCGCCTCGATACCGGAGCCACCACTCCCGTACCGGTCCGGTCCGCGGACCAGGCGTGGGCCATGGGAGGTGTCGGTGTCGCCTACGACCACGAGGCGCCCTTCGGGGCGGCAGTCATCTACCAGGCCGTGCCCGAGTACGCCGACGGCACGACAGGGCCGACCTCGCAGGTGGCCGTCACCCTGTCCAACCCGGAAGCCCCGCTCGACGTGTGGATCAAATCCCTCGACGAGCCCGGCGCGTCTGCCCTGGTCACCGTCACCGCATGGCCGCAGATGCAGTGGGCCGATCGCATCGACCGCGCGGACGTCCAGGGGAGCCGCTACCCGGCCACCGGCCAGGACGTCTACAGCAGCGCCACCGGCGACATCAGCATCGACGCCGAGGGCGACGCCATCGAGACCATGCGCACCCTGCTCACCACCCCCGGCGTGCGGCTCATTCAGACCCGCTCCGACTACCACCGGCCCGACATGTACGTGCTGTTCTCCCAGCCCGCTGAGAGCATCGACGCCACCCCCACCGGAGCGCGCACCTTCACCGCCGGTGTCACGCAGGTCGAACGCCCGGACACCGCGGGCCAGCCGCTGCGCATGCCGAACTGGTCCTACGACGCGGTCGCCGACGGCTACGCCACCTACGACGCCGTCGAAGCCGCCTACAGCAGCTACGCCTCCCTGGCCACGAACGGGATCGCCTGATGCTGCCCGTATCGGCCGAGGTACTGGCCGCGCTGCCGCAGGCGGTACGCCGCCCGTACTGGGCGGAGTGGACCAACGACGGCGGGCAGACGTGGACACGCTGCGGGCTCGTCACCGGATCTGCGTCTCTCGGCGCCGACCGCACCGCCGACGTCCGCTACACGGCATCGGCGGAACTCACCGGGGTCAGCGAAGGCGCCGCCGGCGTCAACGCGATCTCCACCAACGTGCGGCTGTGGCAGGGCGTGCAACTGCCGCGCAGCGAGCCGGTCTGGTTTGCGGCCGGCCGGTACAGCGTCACCCGCACCATCCGCACCAAGACCGGCGGAATCAGCGTCGAACTCGACGGCCTCGAGGACGAACTGCGGGCCGCGACCTTCCCCACGGCCCGCACCGTCGGCCCCGGCCGCGCCGACGACCTGGTGGAAACCCTGGTGGGGGAGGCGCTGCCCGGTATACCGGTGGCCTGGCGGGACGGTGTGGACGGCTCCACGCAGGTCCCGCAGATCGTCGCCTCCGAAGACCGTTGGGCGGTCCTCGCCCAGGGCAGCGACTCCACCGGCACCGCAACCGGCATCGCCGCCGCGCTGGCGGGGGAGATCTGGGTGGACGCCCGCGGCATCGTCACCGTCGGCCCCGTGCCCACCCTCGACGACACGGTGGTGTGGCGCATCGCCCGCGGTGCGGGAGGGGCTCTCGTCGAGCCGCGCGCCGAGCAGACCAACGAAGGGCTCGCCAACGTGTGGGCGGTCTCAGGCGACGGCGGCGACGGCTCCCCAGCCGTCGGGCCCGCCTTCGCGTGGGACGACGACCCGAACAGCCTGACCTACGCCGGACCCGACCCCGTGAACGACCCGCTCGCGCCGCAGCGCCTCGGCCTGTACGGGGTGCGGTTGCGTGTGCAGCGCCAGTCCTCCTCGCTGATCACCTCCTTCAACCAGGCCACGGACGTGGCGAAAGCCAACCTGGCCAACTCCCTGGGCGTGAAGGCGTCGCTGTCTCTGACGTCGGTGTGCAACCCGGCCCTCGAGCCGGGCGACCTGGTTGAGGTCGAGGTGGAGCCGGGCCGGTGGGAGAAGCACATCATCGACAGCCTCTCCTACACGCTTGGTGCGGCCTCCATGTCCTGCAATACCCGCACCAGCAGCAGGAGGCTCACGTGACCAACCCGGCCGACCTGTTCGGTGCCGCCCTCGCCAAGGCCGGCCAGCCCGTCACCGACGTCATCTCCGCGATGGTCGCCGATGTCACCGCCTCCGGCCGCGTCAACATTCAGCTCGGCAACGGCGACCTTCTCACCGAGGTCGCCTGCCCCGATCACTACCGCAACCGGGCCGCCGGCGACTGGGTCGCGGTGCGCCTGTCCAGCGTGCCGGTGGTGCTGTGGCGGCTCGGTGACGACCCGGGTGAAACCGACGATGGACGCATCGAGGAACTCGCCGAGCAGGTCGCCTACGACATCCAGACCGTGCGCGCCGCGACCTACGGCACCGGCGCCCCGTCAGGGTCTGGCTGGCAGCAAGCGTCCGAGGTCCACGTCCGCAAGGTCGACGGCAAGCTCGAGCTGTACTTCAAGGTGGCTTCCGCCGCCGACCCGTCCCCGTCGACGCCCGACGCGCGCGCCCCGAAGGCCGTGACCGTGTCACCCACCGACACCGGCTCATGGCGGGGCGGTCGCCCCGACGAGTACCACTCCACCCCGACACAGGGCGACTGGACGGGCCGCGGCAACCTGCGCGGCGCCTGGTTCTACGGCTCCGCCATCCAGAACGCATGCTCTGGAAAGACGGTCGCCTCCATGAAGGTGGCCTTCGCCCGCCGCTCGGGCTCCGGCGTCAACGCCAAGCGGCCCCTGCACCTGTACCTGCACAACCACAGCTCCGCCCCGTCCGGGCAACTCGACCTGGACGACGGGCCCGAAGAACTCCTCAGTCTCAGCGCGGGCGCCACGGGCACGGCCACCCTGCCGTCGTCGTGGCGGTCCCAGCTGGCGTCCGGCGCGGCGAAGGGATTCGCCATCTACGCCAACGGCAGCCGCGACTACATGGCAGTCACCGGCGGCAAGGTCACCATCACCTTCACTGTCTAGGGGGTCCCCTCTTGCCCACCATCGGATACGAGGATCTCCCCGTCCCCGCAGGCGGAGACGGCCCGGACGTGCCCGCAGCGCTGGCCGCCCTGGCCACCGCGCTGGATCCGCGTCTCGTCCACGACGTCACCGACCTCGCCGACCGCAACTCCCGCTTCTCCACAGCACCCCAGCACACGCTGTGCATCGCAGCCGATGGCACCACCTGGGTGAAGACCTCATCCGGCACCAACACGTGGGCCACCCTGTGGGAACCGGTGCCTGCCTGGCAGGCCGTCACCCCCCTCTCCGGCTATGAGGAGGGCAGCTACCCCCTACAGGCCCGGAAAGTCGGCAACCAGGTCTTCCTCCGCGGCCGGATCCAGCGCACCGACGGGCAGGTCATCCCCAACAACGGCATCGGCATCGCCACCGTGCCCACCGCGATGATCCCGCAGCAGCAGATCGGCGCCTACGCCGCGACCTCCTCGCTGGCCGGAGACGTCCTCATCGGCGTCGGCAAGCTCGAGGTACTCGACGTCAACACCGCCAGCTCCCTGGGCGATCCCGGCACGATCCTGTGGTGGTCCCAGGACGGCGCCACCGCAGGCGGCACACCGTGGGTGAACATCTCCGGCTCCTACTGGATCGACTAGGAAAGGGGCTGCTGCGTGCCTCAGTACACCTTCGGCGGCACCCCCGCCGACGTCCTCACCGACACTGCCGGAAACGTCATCCCCAACTTCCTGGTCCTCGTCTACCGGGCCGGCACCAACGAACTGGTGTCCGCCATGTATGAGGCGGACGGCACCACGCCCATCTCCGAGCTGCGCACCAACGCCGTCGGGACCGCCGCGCCGGGCGCGATCCGCACGTTCAAGGCCGACGACGTCACCGCCATCGAGTACCAGTACAACGGCCCCGGCGGCGTCCCCCTTCGCTGGTACCAGGCCGCCCGCGAACTCGCCGAAGCCGCGGCCGGCGCTGCTGGCGACGCCCTGTCGAAAAGCGCGGGCGGCACCGTCACCGCACCCGTGACCCTAGAAGGCGGCGCGAGCGTCGAAGACGGCCTCGACGTGTCTGGCGGCCTGACCGCGGACGGGGCCACCATCAACGGAGACCTGGCGGTCACCGGCAGCTTCACCCCGACCAGCCTGCAGCTGTCCGGGATGCGGATCTACAACCCGCGCGTGTACGGGGCTCTCGGCAACGGCACAGGCAACGACGCCATCGCCATCCAGGCCGCGCTGACGGCAGCACGGAACGCGGGCGGCGGCTGGGTCCTCGTCCCGTCCGGCACCTACATGATCGGCGCCACTCTGCGCATCTACGGCAACACCCGGCTGACGCTCATGCCGGGCGCGGAGTTCCGCCGCAACGTGGCCGCCACCATGCTCATCAACGGCGACGCCGACCAGAACCTAGGCGGCTACACCGGGCAGGGAAACCTCGTCATCGAGGGCGGCCTCTGGAACATGCGCGGCACCACGTCCGGGCTGACCGCCTCAGCGATGTGCATCTCGATCGGGCACGCCCGCAACGTCACCATCCGGGATATCGAAGTCCGTGACGTCTCCGGCTATCACGCGATCGAGCTGAACTCCACCAAGGACGCCCTGGTGGAGAACTGCCGGTTCCGCGGCTATGTCGACCCGGGGGGCCGCGATTTCAGCGAGGCAGTGCAGTTCGACCTCGCCAAGTCGTCCGGCGTGTTCGGCGGGTTCGGACCGTATGACAACACGGTCTGCGAGGACATCGCGATGCGCGGCTGCTACGTCGGCGCGAGCGGCACCGCCGGGACGACGGCGTGGCCGCGCGGGGTCGGCTCGCACTCGGCGACCGTCGATGTCGCACACCGCCGCATCAAGATCGAGGGGAACTCCTTCGAGGGCTGCGCACAGTACGGCGTCGTCGCCTACGCCTGGAACGACAGCGGCATCAGCGACAACATGATGAAGGGCTGCGGGTCGGGCATCCGACTGCGCACCATCATCAGCGCGGACGCCGCCGACTCCACCAACACCAGCGGCGTGCAGACCAACGCCTCCCAGGTGATGGAGAACCTGACCGTCGCCGACAACACCATCGTCGACGGCACCGGCTACGACGAGCGCCTCGTTGATGTGCTTGCGTAGGTGGTCCATCTGGGCTCGGTTGATGATCGGGCCCACCATCGTGTCAGGCTGGTTCGGGTCGCCGCACTTCAGATTTCGGACGCGGTCCGTGAACTGGCCGACGAAATCTTCATATATGGTTTCGTCGACGATGATTCGGTTGATAGCCATGCAGATATGAC